CTTTGGTGAACATCTCAGGGAATGTCTTACGGGAAAAGTTGTCTGTTGGTGTGCGAAAGATAGCCATTAGGTGATGCTTGCTCCGAATCCTGCTGCGGTTAACTCTACAACTTCTGCGTCAGTTAGGAAATGGTCATGGCCACCTAGCCACAGTTTGACTACCTGACCTTGATCGCGTTGATCGACTGTTGTGTAGCTTCCGTCAGTCAGTTCATACAGGTTGAGTACACGGATGTTGGTTCGGTTGTATCTTTGCAAACGGTTTGCTGCACCCTCATCACGGTATGTGGCACCTGGATAGGTGTAGGTGAACGGGACACGGAAGATGTGGGATTTCATCCACACCGCAAAAATATCTACCGAAGCACCCGAACCTGTGGCGGTTTCGGTTTTAAGTCTTGCCCCAACAACAACAGACGTACCTGTACCTGTGGCTGTGGCTGTCCGTTTTGAGGTCAGTAGAGAGGTCGCTGATTGGTTTCCGATACCGCTGGCTGTTGCCTGCCGGATGACTGTTGTTGTTTGAGATGCGGATTGTGTGCCAACACCTGAACCCGTGGCGGTACGGACTTTGATGTGGAAGGTTGTGGTTGATGATGTGCCTGTGGCTGTGGATGAGCCGTCGCTGTAAACAAAACTGAAAAACGTGAATGTTGTTGTGCTAGTTCCTGTGCCTGAGCCTGTGGCGGTACGAACCTGTATGTGGGCACCTGTTGCGGTCTGCGTACCTGTGCCTGAACCTGTTGCGGGACGGACTTTGATGTGGACACCTATTGCGGTCTGTGTGCCTACACCTGAACCTGTTGCGGTTCTGGATATTGCTGCGGAAACTTGGTTGTATGTCGTCGTCGCGGACGAGTACAGGATGTCAGATTGGTTGTAGGTAGCCATCGGCTACACCCCTAGATTTCTGTTTCTTCGACTAGTGGCTCGTCTGGTGTTTCTGTGATTCCAACCGACCATGCTTGCGCTTCGTGAATAAGTTCGGCTTCGGTCACTCCTGCAACATTGGCGGCATCGCTTAAAGTCCACAAGCCCAACACAGCGTTCAGCGTTGCAATGACTCCAACTGGGTTCAACGAAGTTGGTTCGTCGGGATATTCAACTTCCGAAATAAGGTTGTTGTTCGGTTTGCTCGGGTCGTATCCGCCGAGTCCGTAAGAAACTATTCTGCCCATAATCTACGACTTCCTGAAAAACACAATAACGGACGAGTCCTGTTTTGTTAGACTCGTCGCCGTATTAAACGCACCCGTAACGCTGTCCTGATGCCAGTTGTCTCGGTTGTTGACGTCAATGTTTGTACCGACGAGAGTAATGCCTTCACGGTAAGCACTTCCCGTTGCAGCAAATGTATTGGTGCTGGCGGCGGTTTGCGTATTGCAAGCGGTAAAGTACCACCCGGGCTGAATGGTTTGACTTATTGTGATTTCGTAAACGGTGTTGGCGGCGGTGCAAGACACTGTTCCTGCGTCAAAAACGACTGTGGACGGCTGACCATTTGATGCATTGTAAAGACCGAGCCGAACGACTGCGGTGCCCGAAAAGTTGCTGTGCGTGCGTATAGCAATGCGGTCAACTGTGATGGCACCTTGTATGAAAATCATGTTGTATTGTGTCCGATTCAGCGTCATAGTTAGATTTGTATTAGAAGTTCGGTATGGTGCGTAATATTGCTCACCTGTGACATAACCGACCGAATAGTTATCGCCCGTCGCACCCGTAGCACCCGTAGCACCCGTAGCACCCGTAGCACCAGTCGCACCTGTAGCGCCAGTCGCACCCGTAGCACCCGTTGCTCCCGTAGCACCTGTTGCACCAGTAGCACCAGTTGCTCCCTGTGGGCCTGTCGCACCCGCAGCCCACTTAACACCCAAAGTCTCAGCCGAATCAACCGTCAACACATGACCATTCGTGCCACCAACAGGCAAACGCCCAACCGTGTCAGCAGCCGAAGCAACAATCAAATCACCCTTAGCATCAACCAAAGTCTTATCAATCTTCTGCGCAACCTTATAATCAAGGCTTGAAGTCACCGCAGAAGAATCAACACCAACCTTCGCCTGCAACGCCTCAATCGCATCATTAGAATCCGCGTGCTGACCAGCATGGTCAGGTGAAGCAAGAGTGTCCGAACCAGTCGGATTAGTCAACGCATCAAGCGAAGAAGGAAAGTTCGTTGCCACTAAAGGCTATCCTCCTAGTCGAGCGACAAAGTAAGAGAAGTGATTTGGAACGTGTCACCAGCAGTCACCGCAGCCGATGAAGAAAGCGCACCAGTCCACAAACAGTTACCAGCAGTCACCGCATCCCACAACGACCAATGGCTATAAGTCTCAGTAGTAGAAACGTTCGTCCACTCCAAAGTCGCAGAAGTCGCAATAGCACCAGACGAAGCCGTAGCCCAAGCCGCAACCTTACGAGTGGCCTCAGTCGCCGCATTAGATGTGCCATCTTCACCAGCATCACCAGTATGCAACTTCACATACACGTTTGAAGGAATAGTCCAAGCAGTCTTGCCCGTGGTGTGTTCCAAAATCTTTAATTCCGCATAGTTAGAAATTGACATACAAACCTTTCGTCTAAAAGACTATACCAAATACAAAAAGTGGGGCAACCGAGCGAGGGGACTCGGCTACCCCACATCTTGTGGGAGGACTAACTAACTATTAGTTAGCACCAATGCTGGATGACGACTCAATGCGACGCAACGAAGCTTCGCGGAAGCGGCCATAACCGCCGAGCCAATACCAACCGATTGGATTGAAACGCATGAGCGAGTCAACCACAGGGCCGCGAACGACCTTTGCGAAAGCACCGTTGCCATCAATTTGGCTGTATGCCTTTGCAAGAGCCTGACGACCCATGATGTGCGTGCAATACACGTCAACGTTGCCAGTTGTGCTGGTTCCGTTTGATGCGTCAGTGAACACCTTTGCGCGTGGGGTTTCGATGAATCGTACTGATTCAAAGGTTCCGATTTCGCCGTTGTAGATGTTCTGTGTGTCAACAGCTACGTGAGGTGCGTTCCATGATGCGTTGCCGGTTTCACGACGAAGGTCGTATGACACGTCAGGATGGATGTAGCCCATGTAGTAACCATTGAAGGTTGCAACGTTTGCAGCACGCAAAGCAGCAGTCTGCTTACGGATGTCGTTGGCTTCAATGATGTCTTCTGCTGCAACCGTTACACGGCTTGAAGGATCAGATGATCCACCGCCACCGTATGCAACGTTGGTTCCACCAGCAAGCACTTCGCGAACAACCTGGTCCAATGAGTCACCAGCGTTGTAACCAATAAGGTTCGCTGCTGCTGCATCAACGTCCAAGAACGCTGTTCCACGGAGTTTTGCGGTTGTGGTAATCGTGTTGCCGTATTCAGCCAAAGTAACCGTTACCTGACTGTCACCCATTGTTGCAGGGGTGAGGTCAGCGGTTTCGCTGAGGGTTGAAGTTGCTGCTGCAAGTTCGCTGAAAATCGTGAAGATTACAGCTGATCCTGGCATAGCTTGGTTTGTTGCTTGAACGTCGGCTGCCTGATCGAACAGCATCTCTGAACGTAGGGCGAAATACGCCAAACGATCATAAGCAGACTGATCTACAGAAACCGAACTGGCCTGTGTAATTGCCATTTCTTTATTCCTTTAGGGGTAGCCCCAAAGAATGTGAATCCTAAGGGGAGTGATTAGTACTTTTCTGCTTCGGCTCGCGCCTGGGCCATAAGTTGCATCACTTCATCTGGGGATTTTGCATTAGCAATACGTTCAGCGTAATCGACAGGAGGTTCGCTTGTCTGCCCAGCTCGCGCTGCCTGTGCCACCCGATTCCATGACTGCTGTTCAGCAACCACTTCCTTGTTCTGACTAGGTATGAGACTTGCTTCTTCTGCCGCTTGTCGAATCGCCTCCGGTGTTAAATCACCGTCGTAGCCTTTAACGAAATACTTGTACTTCGGATCGTTCGGGTCCATGCCCGCTTTCACGAAGTTAAGTTCTCGTCGGGCCGACTCTGCTTCCGCTGCCTGCTCACGTAAAGCCTTATTTTCGGCTTCAAGTTTCCGCAAGTGCGCTCGCACAGGGTCCTTCGATTGCTGCTGGTCTTGCATTACATCATCCTCAAACTCGTAGTTTGCATCTGACATGACCCACTCCTTCTGCCCACATTCGGCTGGAGGTTCCCGAATGGCTGCAAGTCTCACCCCTTTTGCACATTGAAAGCGGGGGATTTCCAATGGTGTCCGTTACCGAACATTCCTAGTATACACACACTTCACCTGACAGTGTCAAGTATGCTATTGCGCTTTACCTACCGAAGTAGAAATGGAGCCTGATGTTTCACCAGTTGTCCGAGCAAATGATCCGCCACCAGCGAACTCACCAGTACGCAAACGACGTTTACGCTCCAACTCTTGTTGCGCGGCGACATCAATCCCGAACGCCGCACCAGCCAACTGTTCACCCGATAGTGCTGTTTCACCCGCGAAAGTCTGTTTTAGTTCGCCTAACCCGCCGACTTCAGCGAAACCTGCGCGAGCCTGCTGTTCAGTAATACCACGTCGAGCTAGGTCCTCAGCGAACTGACCAGTCAACTGGATACCACCCTGTTCTAAGCCACGGGCTGCGATATTGGCAGCTTGTGCCTGGCGGGTAAGTAGTGGGGCTGTGCGTTGTGGGTCAAGGAAGTATGCAGCCAACTGCCCTTCGGATACCCCGTACAGGTTCCTCATCTGTTCCTTAACGGCTGGATCAGCGTCAGCGACAGCACGATAACCCTGCTGGACACGTTCGTTCAGTTCAGAGTTTGAAACATCACCCTCGATGAACGCTTTGAAGTCATCTGGCTGGTCATAGAAGTTTGCTGGCAAACCGTTTGATCGCAAGGTTTCACGGAACTGGTTTTCTAAACCGATGTATTCGGCAGGACTCAGTTCGGACAAACCAGCCCTCAGTCGAGCAGCGTTGCCAGCAAAACGCCTTTGATATGCAGGCTGTTCACGGATAGCAAAAATGATTGCGTCAGGGTTGTTGATGTTAACGGTTTCTCTAGCAATAAGATCGTAAACATATTCAGTTAACTCACCCAAACCATAGGTGTTAAGAACATCAGCCATTGTTGCGCGAGCGTCACGACGACGTTGCTCTGTTTGCAAAGAAAATTGTTCTTGCTGGAACTGTCGATCCAATTCCATTTGCTGTGCAATCGGGTCAACTTCGGTTTCCGTCGGCTCGGTAGGAGTAACCAAAGAACCACCACCAACAGGGCTTGCACCTGGGGTTTGTGGCAAATTAGCGATGCGCTCCT